GAAACCATCCCCCACCTACGGAGGGGTGCTATTCGTGACTTCCTTAAAATTATGGAAATGGTCGGAATGTTTGATCCGTTGAAATGGAACAAATCTTCATGGACTTATTCATTCAGCAACGATAGTTACATTGAGTTCTTTTCAGCCGACCAACCCCAAAAATTAAGGGGTGCAAGGCGTGATGTGTTATTCGTAAACGAGTGCAACAACATTGATTGGGAATCATACTACCAAATGGCAATCCGTACCCGTAAATTCATATACTTGGATTACAACCCCGTGGCGGAATTTTGGGTGGATAGTGAGTTGGTACACGATGCGGATGCGGAGATGATTGTACTAACATACAAAGACAATGAAGCGTTGGACAAATCAATTGTAAACGAAATTGAAAAGGCACGGGATAGGGCGGAAACATCCAATTATTGGGCCAATTGGTGGCGGGTATATGGGCTTGGTGAGATTGGAAACCTACAAGGGGTTATCTTTTCAAATTGGCAAACCATCGACAAAATACCAGAGGATGCAAGGTTGGTTGGTTGTGGTGTGGATTTCGGTTATACAAACGATCCCACGGCGATTGTTGCCGTTTATGAATACAATGGTCAACGAATAGTTGATGAAGTCGCATACCGCACGGGAATGCTTAATTCGGACATTGCAAGGGCATTGCCCAACCATGTACCCGTTTATGCGGATTCAGCCGAACCAAAATCAATTGATGAGATACGGAGGTATGGAATAAGAATCAAGGGCGTAACCAAGGGCAAAGATTCAATCAACTACGGAATCCAAATCATGCAATCCCAATCGTATTTGGTTACATCCACATCCACAAACCTAATCAAGGAATTACGGAATTATTGTTGGGATACGGATGCCCAGGGGCGAACTATGAACACCCCCATCGGAACGCGGCATGGGCTTGACGCACTTCGCTACATGGAAATGATGGCATTGGGCATCAAGTCAAATTACGGGCAATACGACATCCGTTAAAACTTTTTTTAATTATTTTTACATTTTGTATTTGGAATTCAAAATATAGGTGTATATTCGTGGTATGGATATGACAAACCAACCAAAAAACACCATTGAGATTCCAAGGATTTCTCAATCAAAGTACAACGACAACCAAGAAAAGTATTCCGCAAATCACGAAAGTTTTTACGGGAGTTGTGCTTGTTGCGGTAAGGGTATTAAAGAACCCAAATTTTTCATCAACACCATTTGGGGTGGCGATATGTACCCAGCCGATGACACGAACGAATACAACGATGCGTGGACAATGCCAATCGGAAGCGAATGTGTGAAGAAAGTACCAACCGAATACAGGATTGCAGCGGGGGCTTAATGCCCCCATTGTTTATTTCGTGTGGATTTTGTATATTTGCGTTTGATATGACAAGCCATTACCAAGAAATACACAACTTAAAACAAGAAATAAAACGACTGCGATTGTTGGTGGTTGAAAACAAGATGGCCCACGACCGCGAAGTGCGGTTGCTGAAACAAGAAATTGTCAAACCCAAAACCGACATCAACGACAACCCCACAACATGGGGTGAAGTGTTACGGGTTATTTGTGAGGTGATGGACATGACACCCGACCAAATTATCACCAAGTCAAGGAAGCGTAAACCAATGTATGCCCGACATATGTTCAACCACATTTGCAGAAAAAGGTTAAACATGACATTCATGGAGATTGGTAACATTTCACACCTTGACCATTCCACAATCATTTCATCGGTTCGGGAATTTACGGATATTTTGGTAACCGATAAGGAGATGCAAAGGTATCACGCCCAGGTTCACACCATCCTACATGAAAGGTTAGTATAAACAATCGCCATTATTGGCGTTTTATGGGTATATGATTGAAACAAAAACCATCATTGTACCCACGGAGTTGAAGGATGTCAAGTTGCATCAAATGTTGGCGTACAATGAATTGAAGGCCGATATGGATGAAACACAAAGGCAGTTGGAATCGGTTGCCATCTTTTGTGAATTGACCATGAGTGAGGTAAAGGCCATCCCATTTGACATCCTCAAAGATTGTGTGATTAAGATTTCCAAAATGTTGGAATCTAAACCCGTGTTCACACCCAGGTTCAAAATGAACGGCATCAAATACGGATTCATCCCAAACATGGATGAATTAAGCACGGGTGAATTTATTGACATTGAAACATACCAAAAAACCCCCAATGATATTTGGAAGGTGTTATCTGTTTTGTATCGCCCCATCACCAAGGAAGGCCAGAACGGAAGGTATGAAATTGCCCCGTACAATGCGGAGTTAAACAACGATTTCAAGGACATGGATTGCAACACATCGTTTGGTGCGTTGCTTTTTTTTTGGAGTTTAGGAATCGACTTGTTGAATTCTACCCAGAGGTATTTGGCGATGGTGAGGAGGGGGGAAGTGTCGATGAAGTACGACTTACCGAAAAATGGGGATGGTTTGGAATGGTCTACCGACTTGCTAACCGAAGTTTCCTCAACCTTGAAGAAGTATATACAAAACCCATTCACTCCGCTTGTATGTGGATCGCTTACGAAAGCGACATTGCGAAGATGGAACAAAAAGCAATTAAACAACGATGAACAATAATCACATAGGAACGGCATTTGAGGTGATGAAAGACATTGCCGATTTGGAGGGGTGGAATTACTCACACGGCACATTAACCGAATTTGATTTTAAGGCATTTTTGGTATTCCCGTTGATGCATTGTTCAATTCAATCGGTGGCATTGACCGACCAGGTGGCAACCATCCAAATGAATATCATGGTAGCGGATCGGGTGAACTTCTTGAAAACCGAAAACGAACAAGAAAACCTAATCACCGAATACAGCCAATACGGATACACCGAGAATCAAAACTATGCAAACATCTTACAAGATTTGTATGTGAGATTTTCAAAGGGGTTATGGAAAACGGAACAAGATTATTTTAACCAAATCCAATATATACGCCCAATTACTTTTCAACCATTTGTGGAAACATTGGATTCGGTATTGGCGGGTTACCAAATCACAGTTGGAATTGAGTTAATTAACCCATGGGTTACGGATGGCGATTGCGTATAAAAATAGCGAACAAGTTGTTGCGGAGTATTCCAACAAATGGGCGATTGCGTGTCGTACCTTGTTGGAAGTAAAACGCCCACGAACTTCAATCCGTGCCAAGTGGAAAAAGGTTGGTGAAGGTTGGACACCCATTTCCGTTTCCAAAAAAACATTCCGTGGTAATTATGTGGCATCTGGGCAATTGGTGAACTCTATTCAACCCGCACCCAAAGGTTTGTCATTGGGGATAACGATGAACCAAACTGCCGATTATGTGCAGAACGGAAGAAAGCCAGGCAAAGGGATACCATTGGCATCAATGCGGAATTGGACAAAGATGAAACGCATTCAACCACGGGACATGGGAACGGGGCGATTCAAAGGCAAGGCCGATGAAAACGCAATGCGATTCATGATGAACCGAAAAATTAAACACTTTGGTATTGAACCATTCCCATTTGTAACAATGGCACGAAAGGAAATTTTACCATCATTCAATAAGGCATTAACCAAGGCCATGGCCCAAGACATAAAAGCAAGATTCAAACGATGACATTCAACGAACAACCACAAGACATAGCGGGGTGTTATTCCCCATTAATGTACCAATTTTATGATGCGTTATACACCGCAGATTCATTCTATTATCAATGCGATGTATATGTGTGGAGTGGCACAACGACATTGCCAGGTTCACCCAATTGGACAATTAACCGCAAACCCGACCAATACGGAAGTGGCCGTGGATGGATTGATATTCACAAATTGGTGCAACAAGAAGTGGCACAAAACTTTTTGGATAACCCAACATACAAACCAAACATCGGCAATGGTGCAAAACGGGTTGCGGTCAAAGTTCGTGGTGCATACAAAGTTGCGGGGGTTGATACCTACACGGCCTATGTAACATCAAATGTAATTTTGGTAACTGCGGGTTATACTTACACCGCACAAGGATTCAATGTGGGGTATCCAACCAAATATGTGTTCACAGATAAAACCCAAGTGACATTAACCACGGCAACACCATCCGCGTATTTGTGGTATGATGCTTCCGTAATTACTTCAATCACTTGTGGGAGTGCCACAGTAACCCCAAATTCGGTTGGTGGTAGTAGTTCAAACACCATCCAAGGAATTGAAATAAAGCAACTAATGACCGCTGGGGGTGTGTGGGGTACGGATGCCAACATTACCTTCGTTAAAACGGGCGATGATGTGGTTATACCCGTTGATTTTGTGTGTGAAAATAAGTATGGCCAACAAGATGTGTTGTTCCTAAACAAATACGGGGTGTACGATTCGTTTTTGTTCAATGGTGTTTTCCGTTCAACCTTTGGGGTGAGCAAAGAAAAGTACGAACAACCGATATTCAAACAAACCAACATGGCAGAATCGTGGACATACGGAGTGCCAATTACCACAAGTTATTTGGTTAATTCGGTGCAAACGATGACAGTGAACACCGATTGGATTAGTCAAAACGATGTTGATATTGTTGAGCAAATTTTTTATTCAACCAACCTTTTGGTGTTGGATAGTGCCGAGGTATTATCAGCCCGTATCGTTGACACCACATTTGAAAAGAAAACCCGTGTGAATGAAAAGTTGATTTTGTACACCATCCAAATGGAATACAACCAACCGAAGATTAATAAAATGGTACGATAATGGCGATTAGATTTTCCATAACCATTGACGGAACGCCCGTTGACCTATTCAACGATGAATCCGTACCATTGACACGGCAATTAAAGGATTTAACAAACCTTGCCACCATTTGGACGGATTACACCAAGGATTTCCAAATACCCGCATCCGCTACCAACAACGCCATTTTTAATTCATGGTTTGATGAAAATGTCAAGTTAGGTGCGTGGAATCCAAACATCGGAAAAGATGCCACCATATTCATCAACGGATTGCCCGTATTTGAAGGGCGTGTTGAATTGATTGGGTGCAAATTCAAGGATGGGTTGCCACAATTGTACAACATCATTTTTTATGGCACGACCAAAAAATTATTGGATGATTGGGGTGAAACATTGATGAACGAAGTGGATTGGTCGAATTACAATCACATCGCCAATTACACGAATGTATTGACTTCATGGGATCAAGGTTTATTGGATGACACATGGAATCAAATTACCACCCAATGGCAAAACATTACCACCACCTGGAATGAAGCCCCATATAGCGGTGATATTTTATGGCCGATTGCCGATTACAACCAACAATGGAGGTATTCCACATTGACGGGGGTAAACGGAAACATCTTAAAACCAAGGGGGGTTGAAGTGGATGATTTACGCCCCGCGATTCGTTTACGGGCGATGCTCACAACAGTGTTTGAGGAAATCGGGGTTACATTGACGGGTTCGTTTTTATCACGCCCCGAAATGGATGATTTGTATGTATTGCCAATGCAAACGGCGGGGCCGTTGTACGATCCCGAATATGTTTTACCTGGAACATTTGATGCAAGTGTATCGGCTTATACTTATGTAACCCGTACAACGGGGGCGGTTAATTACACGAAAATCATTTACCCAACAATCGGTGCAAACCCATCGGGTAATTACAACACATCAACGGGTATTTACACGCCAAATCGGTCGGGTAATTACACATTCCGTATTGGAATTAATGTCAATTTCATTTCGGTGTTGAATACATCCATCAGTTTTGTTGTGATGGTCAATGGCCGTGTAATGTATACTTATGTACAACAAACGAACACAGTTGGAACGACATATTATTCAAGTAATTTGGCATTGAATACGGGCGATGAAGTAACGATTGGTTACAACACATTTTCCACAATCGCCGCCGCGAGTATTTTAACATTTGATTGTAGCAAAGCCCCACAAGGAATCAATGGTAACTTGGTGAACATGGTGGATGCAATGCCACAAAAACCCATCAAAGATTTTGTCAATGGGGTGTTGCAAGGTTTCAATTGCATATTAGTTCCCATTGGAGAAAAGGAAATTGAAATACACAATTTGGCAGATTGGTTGGCATTGGGAACAACAAAGAATTGGTCACCATATGTGGATACAAAAGACATTCAACACGATAAAATGCCAATACCACGCCATGTGAGTATGGAACACCAAGAATCAACATGCTTGGCCAATGCGTACTACAAACAAATTAACAAACGGGAATATGGATCAATTAAGTTCATGCCGTTAATTGATTACCCAACGGATGAATTTAACATTGAAACACCATTCCATGTGATTGCACCCCAGGCGATGAACCAAGTCAATTTGAATGGGCAAATAGTTCGTAAAACGGAATTGAACATCCCCGTGTTTTTGGATACCGATTTCAAACCCGTTCAACAAGATTATACCTTGTTTTACTACGGAGGCAAACAATCGGTTTCCGATGTGTGGTATTTCAATAATGTTGTGCAATATGTGATGCCGTTGATGACACCATATTCCGATTACCCAACCCTTTCAAATAGTTATTCAAATGCGTTCGGATTAGAACTTTCGTTGCGTGGCGATGCCCCCACAAAAACGATGTATGATTTGTATTGGACGGAATACCTTACCCGTATGTATTCAACGCAATCAAGGGTGGTTAAAATGACCGCCGTGTTGCCCGTGGGTGAGTGGTTGAACCTTGAATTGAACGACACCATCGCCATTTCATCCAATTACTACAAAATCCAATCCATCCAATACGATATGTTAACGGAGATTGCGAACCTGGAATTGGTAACATACCCCGATGTGGAAATCATGAGGTTTACCACCACGGGGCAACGGCCCGATTTTACCAACCCCGTTGAAGTACCCGCTGGAAGAACATATTTGCGGGATTATTCGGTGGCAAAAGGTATCATGAATTCCTACAAGTTCAACGGCCAAGATTATTTGGACACCAACCAAGATGAGGACTACAACCAAAATAGCGTGTCGACATTGGTTCATCAAGTTGAAAACTTGCAATCCATCGTGCAGTTTAACCAAATCACGATGTACAACAACAACCCCGCAACCCGCTCAACGGATTCAACCTTGTGGGATACCATCCCCATGGAACAAAAAGAATCAATCGGGTATGTGCAAAATATCACGGCCACATTAAACCCATCCAAATATGTATGCACCGATGGTGGCCAATACAAGTTCACGGGCATGGCTTCGTTTGGGCAAAGTGGAAACAAATCAATTGAATATGCAATCCAAATCAACGGCATCAACACAACGGCATATGCTGCCACGGATTCAAATTTCCATAGTATTCAAATTGACACCATATTGGATTTGGCCCCCACGGATGAAGTAACATTTGTTTGGAAAATGTACACGGGTGGTTCGCACACCATCACCATTTTGAAATCCAACTTTTTAATACTCAAAAAATGATATCATTAATCATAAAATTAGCACAATCCCAAGAATGGTACGGGGTATCCGATGCGGTGGAAATCGCCAAGGGCAAAAACCAATACAAACAAACTTGGAAACAAACCACAAAACACATTAAAAGAAAAATCAAGTCATGGCAGATGAAATCGAATACGAAGTAAAGGTTGATACATCGGAGGTAAAACAAGCGGAAAACGCATTTACACGATTTACCAACAAAGCATCCCAAGCGTTCAGCGGGTTGGGTGGAAAACTCAAAGATGTTGGGGATAAGTTCGGGGAATTGCCAGGTGTGGTTGGTAACGCATCCACATCATTGATGGGGTTAGGCCGTTCAATGTTGGCATTGGTAGCCAATCCGATTGGTGCGGTCATTGCTGCATTGGTGGGGATATTTGTTGCACTCAAAGAATCGTTATCCAAAACCGAAGATGGCATGGATGCCGTTGCCCGTGTTACGGGTGCATTTTCGGCGTTGGTGAAACCATTGGTGGAAACTGTATCTTCATTGGCCGTTGTGTTGGTTGATGGATTGGGTGCAGCGTTGGAAATGGTATCAAGTTTGTTTGGTGGCGCAGCGGATGAAGGTCGTAAACTTGCCGATTTGAACGACCAATTGGAGGATCAAGAAATTGCATTGGCCGAACTTCGTGCAAACCAAAACAAGCAATTGGCACAAGCCCGTGAATTGTTATCGGATTCAAATGCAGCGTTGGGGGATAGAAAAAAGGCACTCGACCAAGTACGCAAAAGCGAAACCGATTTGGCATCAAAGGAATTGAAGTTTGCCCAGGATAGATTGAAGGCGGCGAAACTTGACCAACAATTGAACGGACAAACCGAAGCCAGTAAAAAGGCAATTAGTGAAGCAACGATTGGCGTGGCAAATGCTGAAACTGAATTGGCAGCGAAACGCAGGTTGTTCAACCGAGAAGAAAAGAAATTGAACGCGGAGGCGGAACAAGCGGCGAAGGAACGGGCAGCGAAAGCAAAGGAATACACCGACCAAAGAACAAGCGCAGCGAAGGACATTCGTTCAGCGGAACAAGCCAATTATTTGGCGGGTATCCAAGATGATAAAAAAAGGTCGGAGGAACAAGCCCGATTGGAAAAGGAAAACACCATCCGTGAAATCAAAGCGGGTGAGTACACCACCAAGGAAAAGAATCGTTTGAAGGAAGCGGCGGAAAAGAAATACCAATTGGATTTAACCAAGATTGCGTTGGATGCCGAAAAGAAACGCCAAGATGAATTGAAAGCGTTTCAAGACAAAGCAGCCCAAGATGAACAAAAGTTTATTGATGATGCGTTTGCATTGGAACAATTGAAGGCCACCCAGACCATCCAAAACGAAAAGGATTTACAAGCGGCGTTGCAACAATTGGAGATTGACCGATTAAACAACCAAATCCAATCCCGCAAAGATTACGGACAATCCACAACCGATTTGGAATTAACATTGGCCAATAAGCGAATCGACATTGCCAAAAACGAAGAAGCCCAAAAGAAGGATTTAGCACAAAAAGAATTTGATACCAAAATGGCGTTGTATGAAGCCACATCAAATGCGTTGGGGGCAATTGGTAATGCCATTGGCGAAGAAACGGCAGCGGCCAAAGGATTAGCCATTGCGGGTGCTATCATTGATACTTATGCGGGTGCAACCAAAGCATTGTCAGCGGGTGCGGGAACACCGATTGGATACATTAACGCAGCGGCCATCATCGCCACGGGTTTTGCGAATGTGCGTAAAATGACTGCAACACCAATCCCAGGCGCAAACGATACATCATCATCCGCACCAAGCATGGGGCCAAGTGTTTCAATCGTGGGTGGTTCGGCCGATCCATCGGCACAACTTGCAAAGAGTTTGGCATCGCAACAACAAAAACCAATCAAGGCGTACACCGTGGCAACGGACATGAGTACCCAACAAGCCCTTGACCGCCGTATCCAACAAAATGCAACATTCCCAGGGTAATAAGTTTTATACATATATGAAAACATCATTTGAAAAATTCATGGCATCAAGTGCCGTTAAGTCAGTTGAATTGAACAAGGTAGAAATGTCAAGTGAAATGATAAGTGTTCAACTTGGTGCAAAAGAAGATTTGATAAAATTAATTTCACAAGCAACCAAATCGGTTGGTCCTGCTCGTAAATTGGAAGAAAAAGCAAGTAAATTGACTGAACAAATTGGTGCATTGAAAAAGCAAGTTCCTGATTTGATTACTCAAACTAAAGCCATGGCTCAACAAATGGCAACCTTAGATACTCAAATCAAAACTGGATACGAAAAATTCCAAGCACAATTAAAAGCGTTGGGAGTTCCAAAAGATGCCGTTAGTGATTTGGAAACTGCAATGAAATCATTGAACGAAGTTGATTTCTATCCACTACAAAGAGATTTGGATTTCAACGCTGGTTATCTTGAAAAATTTAAGTAATGCGTATCGTTGAACTTATATTGGACGAACAACAAATGGCAAGTGGCATTGATGCGATAAGCATTGTGGAAGCCCCCGCCATTGAATCCAATTTTGTTGCGTTGAAATCCCATGAAGTAAAGTTTGCCAAGGTTGACGCCGAAAAGCGAATTTTGATGGGGCCGATATTGATTCCCGATAAACCCATTTACCGCAAACAAGTGGTGGATGGTGAAATGGATGAATTTTACATTTACTTTTCCAAACAAACAGTTGCCAAGGCATCACAAATGTTCTTGATGAAGGGCAACCAGAACAACGCAACCATTGAACACCAATTGGCAGTTAAGGGCGTTTGCATGGTTGAATCTTGGTTGAAAGAGGATATGGAAAAGGACAAATCTGCAATCTATGGTATGACCGACCCAATCGGAACTTGGATGGGTTGTTTGAAAGTTACCAATGATGATGTGTGGAACGATGTCAAAGATGGCAAATTCAAAGGATTCAGTATTGAAGGTTACTTTGCCGACAAAATGAAAATGAGCAAAACCCCAAGCGTATTGGAAGAAGTAAAGGAATTGCTCAATGAGTACAAAAAATCTAACACTAACAAATAATAAAGTTTTATGAGTATGAACGCAGAAACAATTTTGGATCGCATTATGGTAAAACTCGGCATGGCCGAAGAACCAAAGGCGGTTGAATTGGCACAAGTAAAAACCGAAGATGGCCAAGCCATTTTTGAAGCCGATACCTTCGCAGTTGGTGAAGCGGTTTTTATTGTAACCGAGGATGGAAAAATCGCCGCACCCGCAGGTGAATTCGCATTGGAAGATGGCAACATCATCGAAGTTGATGAAAACGGAACAATCGTTGAAATCGCCAAGAAAGAAGCCGAGGTAACCGAGGAAGAAATCACCGAAGAAGTGGTTGCCGAGGATATGCCAATGAAGGAAGAAATCAAAGAGGAAATGATGAAGCCAAAACGCACAGTAAAAAGCAAAACCGAAATGGAAGAATCTTATTTCAGTAAGCAAATCAGCGAATTGGAAGCCAAATTTGAAGCCCGTTTGTCAGCATTGGAAGCCGAAAAGGTTGCATTGTCAGCACAAAACGAAGAACTATTGGAAAAATTGGCCACCGAACCCGCCCCTCACACACCATTCAATCCCGAAGCCAACACCAAAGAATCTAATTTGATTTTCAAATTGGGTGCCAAGCGTGAAGAAACTTTGAAGGACAGAGTATTTAATCAACTATTCAACTAACCACAAAAAATGAAAAATAATCTTATCAAAACCCATTTGAGTGGCCCAACAGTATCGCCAAACACCTACGCGGGTTTATTTGGTAACAAATACATTGCGGCTGCTCTGTTGTCAGGCGAAACCTTGGCAAAAGAACTTATCACATTGCACCCCAATGTGGCTTTCAAAGAAGTTATCCGTAACTACCAAGATTCAATCAGCATCGCCGATGCAACTTGTGATTTCACCGATTCAAGTTCAGTAACATTGGGCGAATATGTGTTGACCACAATTGAAAAGCAAGTGAACTTGCAGTTGTGTAAAAACCAATTGCGTACCACATGGGAATCAGCACAAGCGGGTTTCAGTGCATTTGAGAAACTTCCCGCAACTTTTGAAGAATTCATGTTGGCTCAAACCGCTGCCGAAGTAGCACAAGCAAACGAATTGGGTATTTGGAAATCAAACCTTTGGTATGATTCCGCCATCGTTGCTGGTCAAGATGGTATGGTAGGTTATTTGATTGATAACTCTGCAATTGTACGCCCATTCTCTGGTGCAACAAGTGGATCGAATGTTGTTGCTCGTTTGCAAGAAGCATTGGATTACTCACCCGCTGCATTGTACGGCAAAGAAGGTTACCAATACTATGTTGGCCCCGCCACAATGAAAGCATACCAAGCCGCGTTGTCCGCTGGTAACTACAACTTCCAATTCTATGTTGGTGAAAAGCCAATGAACTTCCAAGGTATCCCCGTTACCATGTGTCCTGGTCTTAACGACTACGATTGTGTATTGGGTATGAAGAGCGATTTGCACTTTGGAACTGGTTTGTTGAGCGACTACAACGAAGTGAAGGTTATCGACATGAGCGATATCGATGGTTCACAGAATGTTCGTGTAATCATGCGTTTCACAGGTGGTATCATTGCTACCAACCCAAC